CAACAGCAGAACCAGAGACAACTACAACTACGTCATTTGATGACGATGATGAGTCACTGGATTTCTTTAGGAAGCTTGCTAACGAATAAGCTTGGGAAGCTTAGGGTCGTAGATCTTCAAAAGCGCGCGGGCATTCTGCAGATGTCTTGAAAAGCGCGCGGGTCTACGGCCCTTTTTTATGTCTGGAAACCAGCGTTTACAAAGTGGTCTGTAGTATGGAATGATGGTGTAGCAGAATCTACTTGACTCTTCGATTGATTACCTGCAACACTACCTCTTTCTCTACCACCTCTTGAAGCGATTTGATTAGTAATAGCTATTACTTCGTTGACTTTATTTTTTATATCCGAAGAAACATCAGGCATTGCAGTTTCTAGTACACTTGCTAGAGTTTCATCGGCAACAACTTCTACTGCGTCTGCTAGTGTTGATGAACTCATTATTTGATCTAATGCAGTAGCGTGTTCACCAAATACATCGCCCATATCTTTTTCTAGAGGTCTGCCTACAATATCAGAATATGCTTTTTTAACTGATTCATAATTGCCATCTTCAGATATTTGTTTAGCAGCACCATACATTTGCTTAAGTTTATCAGCGTCAGTTTTTTCTCCTGTCAAAACTGTTTGTAACGCTTGTACACCTGCAATGGCTACTTCATCATAATCTAATTCAGGTGTATCTGCAACCGCAAGTGCATTTTGTACTATGCCCTGATTTGTCATTGCAAACTGAGCAGCTTCTTCTGGAGTATCGAATGATCCAATAATATTATTATCATAGTCAGTTACGTTATATGCTACAGATGGTTTTTCTTCAACCGGCATTCCGCCTTCTTGTACACTTGCATCAAGAGTATCAATAAACTGCGCAAATTCGTCGTCATTCATAAACGATCTAGCATGGTCTTGTAGTGTGACACCATTTCTTTGTTTAAACTCTTCGTTGAAAGCTTCTAGTTCTTCATAACTATTAATATTGTCTGCAACATAAAGCATAGCGTTTTCATCGTCTGAAAGTATTCCACCTTTTGCTTGTTCAGCAATTTTTATAAGAGTTGCATCTTCACCATAATCAGCCTTAATGTCTTCAGCAGATGCAATCTCGTCTCTCCCCATATCTTTGAAGAAATCTTTGTATTTTTGAATGACTTCTTCTAATGCTTTTTTACCAGCGTCAATCATTTTTGGTACTAAACTCTTAAATCCAGAAGTATTTTCAAATCCTGACACTAACCAATCATAGACTGCGTCAACTAAAACATTCATACCTATCATTTTATATAAGTCGTCACCGATAACAATACCGACTACAAAACCAACACCTGCACCGACAAGATTTCCAAAAATTGGGAAATATGTGCCTATAGCAGTACCCAATAATGTACATATAAATGTTGTTACATAGATACCACTCATAATACCCAAAATAAAATTAATATTATCTTTTGTTCTTTTATGAAATTCTTCTTCAGAAATTTGCCCAAAACCAAATGCTAAAGCGGCATCGATCATAGTGTCGATAGCTAAAAAGATTGCAGTCCATTTTATTGCCTTGCTAGCGAAGCCTTTTAAAAGTTTTATTACAAACGATGGCAAACTATTAACAATTCGCATGATCGGAGCAGTAATATTTTTTAAACCGCGCGCAAATCCACTTATTATTGATCTAAAAGTTTGTAATGTTTGCGCAAATCTCATTCCCATCGGAGAAGAAGTCCCGGCCACTTTTAATCCGGTCATAAATATCGCGACATTTTTTCTAGCCATCGATACTTGATTAGCGACTACAGTAAATTTAGTAGAAAGATTTGATATAGTTTTAAGTTTTCCTTCAGCAAAAGCCGCTGAAATTTTAGAAAAACCAGATGATAATGACCCTGAAGCTCCTCTAAATGCTGCGTACATTTGTAAATATGTTTCTTCTATGCCATCTAAAAATGCTAATTTTTCTGCAAGTGTTTCATCATCTCCTTCAGCACTATCAGCTAGGGCGTCAGCCATACCCCAACCTAAAAGTGCCAAAGCTGGTATCACATATTTTGATAATACTCCAGCTGTCATAGTTCCAACATTTTCAGCTATTCTTCCTGCTTGCGACGGAACAACTGAATCTTTCTTTTCAACGTCTTCTTCGTCTCTTCGTCTTTCGTTAGCTGCAGCAATTCGTTTATTTTGTTCTATGGCAAAACCAAGTTTTTTGTACACTCTATCCATACGACTTTGTAAAGCGAGTGTACTTCCTTGAACTTCTGTTATTTTTTCTTCTAGAGAACCTAAAGATTTCGAAACAGCTTCGATCTCAGTGCCGGCAGGAATAACAGATTCGATAACTATGGGTCGAGAAGGCTGATCATCGAAGTAATTTTCCATTCCTTCGACAAACGAGTCGAAATCTGCTTGACTAGCAAATTTTGTATCAGAGGTGGTTTTAATATCTACATGCGAAGGCATTGACCCGAGATCAAACATAGCATCAGCTATTGATGACCAATCGGCAAGAGCTGGTAGATTAATTATAGGGTCATTAGTATTTGTAGAGGTTTGAGCGGCTTTACCGACTGCCATAATATCTTTGCCGGTTTGAGCTAAATTCTCTTTTGCTATTGCTGCGCCGGCTTTAGCTCCAGCAGCTGCGCCTACGGCAGCTGACGTTGCTAGTTTAGTAAGAGTACCACCTGCACGACTCATCGCCCGAGAAAATTTTCCAGCGACTTTACCAGCTCTGCCAGCTTGTCTTGATGTAGACTGAGCTGTTATTTTAGCTATTGCTTTAGCTATCCCAGATATTCGGCCCATTGTTACTCTTTTCTTTTTGTATTTTTTCTAGTATCATGTCTACATATACTTCACGCTCGAATGGAATCATTTCGTTAATTTCAGTCAATGTGAACTTGTGATACTGAGTTACGTCAAAGTTTAACTTATAGTGACTGTAAAGGTCCATATAACTCAGCCCAATTGAAAAAAATCATCTAGATCCCTAAATACTACTCTTTTTTCTTTATTATCACTATTTGTATATGTAATGACATGCTCGATTTTTGGAGCGGTTTCGAAAAATCCTTGAATTTTATTATATGCTTCTATAGGCAATGAATCTAAAAATTGTTCCTTATCTTTTTTAGATTCTTGTTTCCATGAGAAGACATCATCTCCATCAAAAATCTGATCAATTGATGCATTGATCATGGTATCAGTAACTTCTACTAATGTTTTTTTATCTAACAATTCATCTGAGACTTTAGGAGTCGGATGTTTTAAAACTAAACCAACTTCATCAGTAATCATGATTTTTTTATCATGATCATCGGGAAATTGTACTTCAACTTCATTAAGATCCGCTTCTAAATCATATGTGATACCATCATCACTATCAATGACTTGAAATTTTACAATGTTACCAACTGACGCAGATCTAATTTTAATGAACATATATTCCATATCAAAAATAGGAATATCATTAACATCAAAATCTTCTTTTAAGATGCAGTTATTAACGATCGATTTGATAGCATTATAAATGTCTATCTTCTCTCCTGATTCTTTCGCTACGAGTAGAATCTTTTCTTCTTTGACCAAAAAGGGTCGATATATTAATTTTTCGCCAGTTGAAGGTTGTGTTAATTCAAATGTTGGCGTACTAATTTTTGGTAAAGCCATGATTTATCCTCATCCTAATATTTTAAATCTTGTAAATCTATAATTCACTGAAAATCTTGCGATCTCGTCGTGTTGACCCCAACCCAATTGCATTGGTTCAACTACGATGGGAAATGCTTCGATAAATTGCACCATCTTTGCTAGTTTATTCTGTTGATTATATATTGTGAGATTCATATCAACAACATAATCTTTTAAATACTTTGCACCATATTTTGCATCACCGTCGAGGTCAACAATCTTGTTTGCCCATTCTCTAAACGTTTTATAAATCTCTGCTTTCTCATCAACCGTATGTGTCATTGATACTTCTTGTGGATTGTAGCGATACGGAATGTTATACATCAATCCATTACCGTAGGGAGAATAATTATCAACTGATAAGAAAGAAATACCTGGCGCGCTGACAGTTTCAGCACGCACTAATATTTCTTGTCCATCGCCCCCCGGCGGATTGACAAGTACTTCGTAACGATTAGCCGGTAGACTATCTTTTACTCTTCCTTTCCATGCGGGTATTGAAAATGGCATTTTTAATTTCTCTGAATAAATTGTTTAGAATCTCGCCAGACTACGCTAGCTTGTTTCTTTCTGAATCTTTGTGTAGGTAACATTAATGCTATATCCCATTCTTCGTATGGTACCCAAAGAAATCGTGATCTAACTTGTGAATTTAGATAGCGTTTAACGGTAGGCCTAAAGTATTTATATCTCGCCAGAGAATTCAATAAACCATAATTTAAACGTAGCTTCTTAGACTCACGTAAAGCATCATTTCTTTCTATCTGATATAGTCTATCCATCAGTCGAGCTCGAAAAACTGGAGGCAGATAATGCAGATTCATGCCAAGAAAACCATCGCTATATTTTTCTAATACAAATATCAACGGAAATATGTCGTAATATGGTAATGTAGCTTTGCCCTTCGGATCGTATTGAAACATATACATGCGACCGATATCAGTTTCAACCATTTTATTATACGTACGGTCACGATTGCGCAGCTCCCGTTTCATATTGACAGATTTTATTGATTGCGCTTTATCACGATACCAATCACGTGACTCTTCTGCGTCTATATCTGATCCAAGTTGTACTTTGCCTTCGTCAGCAATTTTTTGAAATATATACGTAGCCATTAAAATTTAAGTCCTAATTCTTTTTCGGTGATGATCGTGAATTCCCATCCTCTATCAGCACAATAACTTCGTGCTGCTTTCCATTTAGAAGAATTTACACCCCATGTCTTCACCTCGTATAAATACCTCTTAGTAAGATTTTTTTGCGGAGTTGGCTCTACGGTTTCCTTAAATGGTTTAATCTCCACTACGACCGTATCTAGTTTCCCCTCGCGATTAATCTTCTTAATCCAAAAATCCGGAAAGTAACGATGTACTCTTCCATCGATAGGTGAACGATACGGAATGATTAGCTCTTCACTCGCCCATTCCTTTATTCCGCTATTATCATCGAGGTAGCGCATGAAATATAGTTCCCATCTACTTCGATAAATAATGTTGGTAGGATCTCCACGATACTTACTCGGATTTTTAGGTTTAAAGACACCTTTATAAGTCTTCGCCATATACATATTTATAGGAATAATCATGGCAGAAAAAACAACAATAGATTCAGTTGGTCCGATAGCAGCTCAATTGAAAAACGAGCTATCTTCTCTCGAAAAGACACAGATCGCAGGAATTAAAAATTTAGGTAGTATTAGTACACGACCAGGAGTATTGAATGGTAGTGTAGCTAACTCTATTACTAATCTAAATAACCATCAAAAATCTGCCATGGAATTGGGTGCGAACGTTGCTGCTAAACTCGAAAGAGCAGGAGCATTTAGTAAAGGTGCAGAAAAGATATTGACGACGGCTGTATCATCAACTGTCACTGATAAAATTACTCTTCCTCAAAAGTTTCCTAAAAATCCAATTGATATGGGTAGATTAGATAATCGATTGCCGAGTTTTAAGAAACAAAGTCCTTATGAAAAAATTCAAAACAAAAAGAATCTTTTAGTCGGCGAAAGTGATTTAAATTATGGAGGATATTCATTCCCGCCAGATCTTAAAGAAAATGCTGCGTCATTTATTGAATTGTGGTTTTGGACGTATGATAGAGAGTCACCTACAGCGCCCGGATTGGTTGCGCCATCGATTAAAGTATGGTTACCTATACCTGAAAACTTTACTATCAATCATGAAGTCAAATATCAAGAACGAGACACTGGAATTCTCGGAGATGTATTGCAATCTGATTCAGCTCAAAATGCAGGTTATAGAGGAGCTGGATTAGGTGGCCTACAAGGTTTAGGAAAAGAGTTTTCAGAAAAAGTTTCACAAATGACTGGAGAAGAAGCTGCTAATGCGACAGCTGAAGTTGCAAAACGTGCAGCTTTTGCAGCATTAAACTCAACTGACGAAGTATTTGGCGGTCTAGCGGGTAGAGTGACAGGCGAGATTCCAAACCCACACCCAACAGTATTCTTCAAAGGTTTGGAATTACGTCAATTTACTTGGACTTGGAAATTAGTACCACGATCAGCTGATGAAGCAGCTACGTTAAAAGATATAATTATTCAAATGAAAAAACGCATACTTCCGGAAAAAGCTGGAAGTTTCTTGAAATATCCGCATGTATTACAACCATCAGTAAAACCGAATGAAAGTGTTTATGGTAAATTTATGAAATCTGCTGTTAAAACATTTTCGGTTAATTATACAGCTGAAGGCACATCTGCTTTCTTTGTAGATGGCGCACCTGTAGCAATCAATCTTATTCTTACATTCCAAGAAATGGAGAATATGACGGCTATGGACGTATAAGAGGGATTAAAATGTCAGATAGAACTCAATACTTCCGTAAATTTCCTATTACAATTTATAATGATATTCCTTCGCTCAATATTATGCGTCGTGTGGATTTCAATAAAAATGTTAAAAATTTCTTGTCTGCGTTTTATACATTTGAAATGCCAGAAGGAACGAGACCAGAGACATTAGCATTTGATTATTATGATGATGTAGATCTTGATTGGTTGATCTATATGACAAATGATGTCGTAGATCCATATTTTGATATGCCTTTGAATCAAGATGATTTTCAATTGAACATTAAGAAAAAATACGGATCAGAAGAAAACGCTCGAAAGAAAATATTTGTTTATAGAAATAATTATAGAGGCGATGATCAAATTATTGCACAAGGAGCATATGATTCATTAGTCGGTGAACGTAAGAAATATTGGGAACCAATCTTCAATCAACTTGGTATTATTGGTTATCAACGAACTAAGACAGAAATGTATGCGTCTACTAATCGAATTATTTCTTATAGCTACAGTTCCGCAGTGTCGACACCATTTACGAAAGGAGAGATAGTAAGATTTACTTCTGGTTCATCGAGTGGTAGTGCAACTGTTGCAACATCTGATACTACGTATGTTACTTTACAACATATTACAGGTGATTGGAGCGAGATGACATCAAACTTTGACGTCACTGGTGACACTTCTGGAGTCACTATTAATTTTAATTACGAAACATATACATTAATCAAAGATGTAATTCCATCAGTTGAACAAGTTTATTTTTCTCCGTATTATTATTATGATTTCGAATTTGAATTAAACGAACAAAACCGCAATGTCTATCTTGTAGATAGCGACTATGCAAATCGAGTAAATAAGCAGTTAGACGACTTGCTGAAATAGGTGAAAGATGCAGAAAGATGCTTCTCATGTTGATATAGTCGGAGACGAAATCACTCTTAAAACATTCAGTGGCGGTAAAAAGCTGAATATTAAGAACCTCGTCAAAAGCTTCGATATTTACGAATCATTAGACAATTATACGATTACAGCTGATTTCTATATCGCTGAAGGTATAGAACTAATGAATGAATTCCCATTGGGTGGTGAAGAAACTATCGAGTTAACTATTCAGACACCAACACGTAAAGCTCTGACATATAAGTTCTTCGTAGAAAGTATTCAGGGTTTGACAACAAATGATATGTCAAATCTACGACAATACAAATTACGTTGTGTGACGAAAGACTATCTTAAAAATAGCTACATGGTAATGACACGTCGTTATCGAGATATGCTATATCATGATGCACTCAATGAAGTAATTACTCAAGATCTTGGCGCAGAAATCCCGCTCATTACAAAAGAATCTACGAAGGGTAAGTTTGATTATGCCTGTAACATGGTTCGACCATTTCAGGTAGTTAATCTGATTAAAGAAAGGGCAGTATCTGCCGAAGGAAATAAATCATCGGTATTTGTTTTCTATCAAGATTACGAAGGCTATCATTTTCAAACAATTGAAAAACTAATTACTGATCGTAAACCAGGTGCATCAGAAAAAGAATTCTTCTATGATACATCGAATAGAAATTCACCTTTAGAGAAAGTAGTTAACTATCGAAATATCTTATCATACGAAACTACAGGCCAAGGTTCGTCAATTAAGAAAGTAGTTGCTGGTGCAATGCGCAATCAGTTCAGAGAGTTTGACATTCATCGTGGTTCGTATTATTTAATGAACGAATATAATAATCTTGGCGATCATACTATCTTTAAGAAGACAGATGATTCGTTTGATTTTAACAGTGCGGAATATAACGGTTTTACGATGGAGATGCCAGGTGTAACACGCATGGCAGTGAAAGATGGTACTCGTCCCGAGATGGAACACAATAAGAATCTACATTATCAACGGCCATTCCATGAGAGAATCACGCAATATACTGTACGCATTAGAACCTACGGCGATACGAATATGCGTGTTGGTGATGTCATTAAAGTGAATTTTCCTGAGATTTCTGGTTTAACGCGTGAGCCACAACAGAATAAAATATTCTCAGAGAATTATATCGTAACAAATTTAAAACATCGGTGTGATCAGACTCGTAATAATGTGTTCGAACACTTCTTAGTAATGGATATAGCGAAGCCGAATCAGTACGGCAAATCGTTAGGTTGATGGAGAGATAGATGGCGTATTATAATCTGGGTGATACTTTTAAATGGTTTATGGGTCGAGTCGTTGAGCTTGATCCCACCGAAGATCCGAAAGATAAGCGATATCTTGGACGTGTTAAAGTACGAACTTTGCACGAGCAAACTGGTGAGTTAGGTAAAAAGAAAAAGACATTTGGTATTGTTGATGACGATTTATTGTGGGCGTGGCCTCTCTCTTCTATTCAATCCGCATCTCTGAGCTATCGTAAGATCGTAGAACTCGAAGAGTTTCAAACACCGTTTTGGATTGATGCTGTTGGTACATCTCCCACTGGTATCGCTGTTGGTACATACGTATTTGGATTTTATCTCGACGGCCATGAGAAAAATATTCCGGTTATTTTTGGAACGTACCATAAATCATCGATATATCCTGAACCACCTACAGATGAACCCACTGGTAAATTCTTACAAATAAAATCGCCTGAACAAGATTATCCTTATATGGATGTTTCTGCTTTAGCGAAAGGTTGGCACGAAGATACACAAAGAGAGCTTAATCATCCATTAGGTCAAGACTATCCGCTTGCGACCGAACCAGGTCAAGGCGGTCAGATGTTACCTAAGCATCCATATAATAAAGGATTGATGAATATCGTATGGCAACCAGCCTCTGACTACGATACTGAATATCCATATAATTTTGTACATACGACTAAATCAGGACATGCTATTGAATTAGATGATACGCCTGGACATGAGAGGATGCAGTGGTGGCATCGGTCAGGTAGCTACGAAGAGGTATCTAATAATAAACAAGGTTTGCCCAATTGGCGCGATGCGCTGCCTGGTGCATATCCTGACACAATGCGTGGATGGTTAGAACCAAACAAGAATCATGAGCCTGGACTTCATCCGCCATGGGAAGGCAGACGAGTAAAGAAAACAGTCGGCAATGATTATACTATTTCACTTGAAAATAAAGAGACATATGTTGGTGCATCAGTAAAACTTGAAGTTGTTAATAGTACTACATCAGGTATCGGCAATAATCATGTAGAAACAATTGCTAATAATATGTTTATTGCGGTTGGATATTATCCGCGTACTGCTAATAATCAATTGGCAGGTGAGTCAGCACGTTATCAGTTAAATGATTCATGGATTAATGAAACAACATACCGTGAGAATGCAGATAAGAAAACACAGATTTTACCAGATACACACAAATATGATTTTATTACTGACGTAGCTAATAACGTACAACTATCAGTAGGTTGGTCATGGAAAAAATCTCGAGAGCTTGATACACACTCAGAGAAAAACAATTATGTTGAGATAGCCAATAATCAATACACTTCTCTCGGCTGGATACCACGAAACAATTACGATAAAGATGGCGAAAGTCGGCAGCTATCTGACTTTGAAAAAACAAATCAATATTTCGATATTAAGGGTAATAGCGTTACTAATATTGGTTGGAAACCAAAAGATGAGGCACGTCTATTAACTGATAAAGATATTAATAATAATGTTGTTGATATTAAGAACAATAGTTTAACAAATATCGGTTGGCATCCGATCGACGAAGCACGTCAAGTTCTTTATGATAGCACTACTAACTTTACTATCGATGTCAAAAACAATGGTTTGTTAAATATAGGTTGGAACCCACAAACAGAAGGTAGAGCATTAACTACAGATGATACGAATAATCTCTACATCGACGTCAAGAATAATTATACCACGGTAACAAACAATAATTATTATCTTTCGGTTGGTGTAGATCTTGAAAATCAACATACTGCGGTTGATTCAGATTCTCGTAGTTTGTTTATCGACGTTGCTAATAATAGAGCTGATTTTGTCGGTGTTGATTATGCGCAAAAAATAGGTGGTAATAAGATGACACATACTCACGGTAATCGATATGATACTACTGAGTACGCTCATTATGTCAGAGCAATGTCATTCTTATTTGTTACAGGAAAAGGTGAAACAGGAGAAACTACTTTTATTAGTGATGTTACAGTAGGTGATGCCGAGAATAAGAGATCATTTTATGTTAACGGCCCGATGGGTTCATCAATGGGAGCGAGCGATTCATTTACTACACCAACAGGTAGAACAGTCACAGTTGTTAATGGAATTATTACGAGCATAGCATAATGGCAGATTTTTCACAAACAATCGATACGATTAAAGAATGGCAAGAAGAACTCGAGAGAGCAACTGGTGTCACCGAAGTAGAAAATGCTAATGGTGACACTGAATCAGTTCCTGGAGAATTCAGTTGTGAAAGATTGCAATTACTCGTTGATGAACATGTAACTGAAGTAACTGATATTATCGCGGCGAAAGCTTCAGAAATTTCTGAGATTATGAGTAAGTATGCACCCATTCTGAGTGTGCCAAGCAATCCTCTAAAAATTATCTCATGGGCAAAAAAGGTTGTAACAGGTATTGCGGGTCCTCAAGTAGCGGCCGCTATTCAACTAGCAATTGAAATTGCTCAACTAGCTGGAGCCCTCGCGGGTTTAGCTTCGGCTGTTGCTAGCGCAGCTGCTCGTCTTGCTGATTGTGTAACAAACGTTATATTGGGTGCTTTACAAGATATTCAAGATTCGTTAATGGAAAATGCAATTAGTTTATATAATCAAGCTTTTGCAATGTATGAAGCAGTGCGAGATGATGCTCTTGATCAATTGGGTTATAACGAATTGTTAGAATTGAAAGATGAGGTATCTGGTCAAATCAGTGAACTTACGACTGCGATGGCTGATATTGAAGCTTCAGTAGATAGTATACAACAAAGCGCTACTGATTTGGGCAATGTCACAGTACCGGCGACTTAATAGGAAAATAAAATGAGCTCATGCAGATGTACATGTACAGTCAGTTCAGGCGGAAGCAATGAAAGCGGACCATTTACATATACTCTCGAAGTAGAATTACAAAGTGGTGGTCCTCAAGACGGCACTAAAACTACAACAACCGGGATTAATGAAAGTGGTGAACGTGTATTAGAAACTACTGATGTCATTATCAATGCTGGACCGTCTGTATCTGGCAGCGGTACAGTATTAGCAGATATTAGAGTTACTGTTGCTAATACAGCTAATTTCCCATCTTCTGATGCGAATAACACAGTAAACTTTATTGAGTATTGTGAGCAATTACAATCAGATGCAAATGATTTAGCAACTAATTTACAATCTATTTTAGATACTAAGCTCGCCGCTGGCGGAGGCGGAGGAGGAGGTGGCGGTGTTTCAGAAGGCGTAGGTAATAGTTGTGACGAGCCATTTGAAATAAAAGCAGACGGATTTACTATTAATTGTAATTCAATGACAGTCGATGCATGTGATGGAGGTAAACCAGCTGTTACGTTTAATTGTAGTAGTATCTCATTTGTATCTGGAGGAGTTACAGTCACAATTACTGGCGGAGATGTTACTATATCCGGAGGCACATTAGATTTGCCGGCAGGTACGACAGTTAATGGTTCTGCTATTACTCTAAATCATACTCATACATCCGGAACATTAGCAGCCGATATTAACACTGGCGCAATTAGCGGTAGCACTGGTACTGGATCATAAATAGAAATTAAAAGAGAAAACAATGGGCGTTAAGACAGCAACGAAAAACGAAGAGTTTCAGACGAGTGCCAGCAGTCGCGATATCTATAGCGATTTTAACCATACTTTTCTGCCTCATCCCAACACGGGTCAAATTACTCGGCGCGTAAATGCCGACGCTGTTAAACTTGCTATACGTAATCTGGTATTGACGAATAAATATGAAAGGTTACGTAATCCTTCTTTTGGTGGAAATATCAGTCATTATCTGTTTGAGCCGCTCGATGATGGTACAGCAGAAGAAATTAAAAACGATCTTAAATGGTTAATAGAAACATATGAACCACGAGCTCAAGTGAGGGAAATTTATTGTGTTGTTTCAGAAGATCAAAATTCAGTCGACGTAAGAATTCAATTTAATGTCTTGACATCGAGGGATGTTGAAGACTTAGACCTCACACTATACCGAGTAAGATAAAATGGCTACTAGCAACGATCTCACTACATTAGATTTTGCAGCAATCAAAGAAAATCTAAAACTGTATCTTAAAAATCAAGATCTATTTAGAGATTATGATTTCGAAGCATCTAACATTAATGTCTTGTTAGATGTTCTTGCATATAATACAAGTCTAAATGGTTTCTATTTAAATATGGTCGCTAATGAGATGTTTCTCGATTCAGCACTATTAAGAGACTCGATTGTTTCGCACGCCAAAGAATTAAATTATATTCCTCGTTCGTTTAGATCTGCACAAGCAAGAGTTAATATTACGCTGAGAGACAATTCAGAAAACGCTACGGTATTGATTCCTCGTGGCACATCATTTACAGGTACCTCGGGCAATCGTAACTTTACTTTTACAACTAATCAAAATATTCAAGCGTTTAGCACTGATACACAAAACACATTTTTAGCGACTGATGTTGTATTATATGAAGGTGATTACGTACAAGACTCATACGTTGCAGATACACAGAATCCAGTTCGTTATCTTATTACAAATAAAACAATTGATACAACGAGTTTACGTGTGACTGTTATCGAAGATAATGGCGCAACAGTTTTAAATTATGATATACGTGATTCTCTTTTTGGTCTCGGTGCGACTAGCCAAGTATTTTTCTTGCAGGCTGCTGAAAATGATTCTTACGAAATATTATTTGGTGATGGTGTTATTGGCCGACAACCTAAAAATAACTCTATTGTTCTGATCGAATACCGAGCATGTAATGGTGAATTGCCCAATGGAATTGGTACATTTACTGCCGATGACGATATTACTACGGCAACTGTGACTAATATTCGAGTATTATCAAAAGCATCAGGTGGTTCGATACCAGAATCAGTAGAATCAATTAAATTCAATGCTCCTCGAGCATTTACAACACAAGAACGAGTTGTAACAGCACAAGACTATGCTACGTTGTTAAAAGCAAACTTCTCTGAGATTAATGATATTGCTGCTTATGGAGGTGAAGAATTTGATCCACCTCAATTTGGTAAAGTGATTATTGCTGTTGATTTAAAAAATACTGATTCATTACCAGATACATATCGAGCAAAGTATAGAGACTTTATTAAACCTCGTAGCCCCTTGTCTATCGACCCTGTGTTTATTGTACCAAACTATATGTATTTGACAGTCAATTCAAATGTCAAATATGATATTACACAGACATCATTAGGTGTTGATGACATGAAGAGTTTGGTTGTGTCAGCTATTCAATCATTCAACTTTAATAATCTAAATGGATTTAATAAGACATTACGATATAGTAAATTTGTTGCTGCGATTGATGGAGCACAAGATGCTATTATCAGTAATGATACAACAGTAGAAGCAACTCAATTTATTTCTCTCAATATATCGGAAAGAACAAATTATACCATTGATTTTGGTATGCCGCTTGTCAATGACATAGGTCAAAAAATTGGAGAACATTCCTCGAATCAAAGAGCAGTGGTACACACTGATACTTTCTTATATCAAGGTGAACAGTGTTCAATAGAAGACGACGGCTTAGGAAATTTGGTAATAATTAAGTCAACATTAGGTACTCATACACAATTAACTCAAATAGGCTCCGTTAATTATGAAACTGGAGTATTACGTATTAATAATTTCTTGCCTCAAGATCAAACACCGCAGTTAAAAATAACAATCACACCGCGAGAAAAAGATATTACAGCAAAGAATA